CTTTATTATTGGCTCAAAACCGAGACTCGCTCCTGGCTGGGCCCCTTCGGTATTATGCGTTTCACTGGCGAGTGGTCCACCTTTCTTTTCAACACTCTCTTTTCCATCGCTTATTCTCATACCAAGTATTCCTTTCCTCCTGGTATGCTTCAGTGTTATGGTGGTGATGATTCTTCTTTCAATGGTGTCCCTTCCCTTCGTCCTGATTGGCCCTTATACGAGCGTCTCTTCTCTCTCACCTCTAAAGAGATCCGTTCTGACCGCCCCACTTTTTGTTCTTGGCGCCTCACTTCCCGCGGCATTTTCAAGGATCCGGCTCTCGTTCAGGCTCGTCTTCATCATGCTTTCGCCAATCTTACCGCTCCCCTTGTTCTTTCTTCTTATTTCTTAGAGCATGCCTTCGCCTATGATCTTGGTGAAAATCTCCATCAATATCTCTCTCCATTTGAAGAATCCTGTCATTCCGCCAATTCTTCTATTTTCCATCAGAATCGACGTCTGATCCCTTTCTTCTCTACCCAGGTCACCTCTTCTCGTGTTCGTGCCCTTTGGTTGCGAGTTACTGAGCGTTTTCCTTCCTATCAACGCAAAACGCTCCAGATCTCCTTCCTTTCCCCTGAAGAAGAATTAGAGGCCCAACTACTCACTCTTCTTATGTCCAATCCTCTTCCTTCCGGTCCTGTGGCCCCACCTTTGTCCCCTGACACTCTTTCTTCCTTTAATTCCTCTATATTGCTCATCCCAGATGGCCCCAACCCTTCCTCTTCCTTCGATTCTTCCACTCCTTCTTCCCCCTCCTCCTTTGATGATTTCTCGGATGAGTGACTCTTTGCGGGTTCGTACAATTTAAGGGTTGAGTTCTACTGTCTCTTGAATTTTACTCTGAACCCCAAAACCAATAAACTCACTTCGTCCAACCCCAAATCGTCATCTCCTCGAATATGTCCGTTCCTGTTGGCACCGCGTCCCAGAGTGCGCAGCCTCTCGCTCCCACTATTCCCGCTTCTGCTCCTTCCGTTCTCTCCCTCCCTGGCCTTGTTTCTCAGCCCGGTCATGTCCGTTCCTTCGCTCTCGGTGATTACCAGAACGTTGCCGGAGTCTTTCATTATAATCTTGGTACTTGGACTGCTCTCCTCGAGTCCATTGGTCAGTATTCCTCCATTCTTCTTGATAAAGTTGAATTGCAGATCACCCCGACCAATATTGATGGTGATTACGCTTCTGTCGCCACCATCGCGATCGTCTCCGACTCTGCTTCTGTCCCCGGTCTCCACGATATCGCCGGAGTCAATGCCCGATACGGACATGCCTCCCACACTGTCTCTTCCTATTTTCCCCAGGAGCATGTCTGTTCCCCTCTCATGCCACCTACTTCCTCTCCTTGGATCTTTAACATGCTTATTGGTGGTTCCACCCCTACTCTCAATCTGGTCATTGGGTATTCCTGTCTCGGTGCCACCTCTTTCTCCCTCACACTCCACATTCATTACACTACCGCTGGTCCCAGCTCTCGCATCCTCTCTGTCACTACTCCCGCTGGTATTGCCACCTCAACTCCTCAGTCCACCCGTGATCAGACCTATCTCGCTCTGCTCACCCAGCTCGTTACCAACCTCTCCTCTTCCAATG